TTTCTTGGTTCTTGGGGTTGCTGACTCTCGCTACATACCCCATCGTTTCTTCTGCCTTTGGAGTCACGCTTACCAGATTCACTTGATTCATACTTCTTTAATAGTTTGATTCTGTTTTGTATAAGTTTAGCATATTGAAAGTCCGCTTTAGAATACAAATGAGGACGTTCTTTATAATTTTTTATTAACTTCTTTGCTGCTTTTTTATCTTTCATTTTCTTTTCTTAGGAGGCGGTGCCTCTTTTTTAGTTTGCCATAAATGAGGAGCAATTCTTCCTTCGGATTGTTTCATCCATTGGAAACCTTTTTTATATTTGTCATAGTAATGATCAAATAATTCTACTTGAGTACCAGCAACTGCGAGGTCGTGATGAAGTGTTCCTGTATTATCTTTTTCATAACAAACTAAGTAAGCGGTATAAGGTAATTTCTTATCTTGTGCTAACTTAGGATCACAATCTTCATGAAGTATTTTCATGATCTATTACCCCACTGTATGTCAGGGTATGCTTCATCTACACATGCTTTTGTAATCTTATATTTTTTTTGAAGTTTACGATCCTTAATTAAACAAATTAAAGATGCTTCATCGGCATGTAAACCTTCAAGCATTTGAACAAACATTCTTTCTCTTGTAGGTCTATTCAAAGTATCATTACCACCTTTTACAAAGTGATATAAATTACGATACTCTTGTAAGAGTCTTGTATGTTCAGTACCAGCTGGTGCATCATTAGGTGTAAATGGTACTTCACCTTCTGGAACCATACTAATAACACTACTATCGTAGTTCCATATTAAAACTGATGTTAAAGCATCTGTACGAAGTTGCTTTAATATTTCAATTTTTTTTGATTTTGTTTTTGCATTAGATACTTTCTGTAAGACTTCAGAAAGTAACATTTGGTTTTTGTCTAAATCGGCCATTTTAAAAGTCCTCCAAGTTATTCATTAAAGACACCAATTTGTGTTCGACAAAATAGTCAACAGACAACTTTGTTTTATCGTTACTATTTAACGATGTAAATTCATTAAGAATTTGAGATCTTAAATCATTTGGAATACATTCCAAATCTATAAGAGTCTTATTCCTTTCATAGTTATCAAGCTTTTCCTTAGTATTACAGAACACAGATGGATCAGCATAGATCCATTTCTCTAAGTTCTTTTTACTAATAGGTCGTTGCCTTTTATTTGTCACAAATGTATCACCAGCAGATAAGAAGTTTGGTATTCCATCACTTCTGTCTCCTTTGATAATATGTTCTGCAATATATTCTGTAGGATTAAAATCTGCTACAAAAGTTTTTTGCAAAGGATTATACTGAGTTACAGTATTAAATTTTTTTAGTTGAATAAAATCTTTATCTCCCGATAAAATAAGAATCTTATCTTGGGGATATGTTTGGTGTAGATGCTTACATAAAACACTGATAATATCATCTGCTTCAGCACCATCTACCTCCATCACAATATAAGGAAGGTTGTTCCTTATCTCATCACGAATTTTATTCAAGATTTCAAAGATAGCATTCCAATCATGATTAGATTTCTCTCTATCTTTTTTTCTATTCTGTTTATAGTAGGGAAAATAATCCTTCCTCCAATAGTGTTTACTATCGTAGCAAAGAATCATATCGCCATAGTCTTCTCTAAATTTTCTATTGTAAGATTTTAGAGAGTTCAATACCATGTGACGAACTAGATTTTCATCAAGTTTTTCACCAACTTTTATTTGCATCATCAAATTACTGATCATGCATTGGTTCATATCAACGAGAATCATTACCAAGTTTTAGCGTGAGTGTTTACATCACCTTCAACGTGATTGTGATCTATCTCGTCAATGTGAGCGTGTTCAATATTGAAGTGCTCTAGTGCATTTGCAATTCTTTCTAAGGAATTTGCAATGCGAGAGAAGTCAATGTCATTCATAATTACTCTTCTTCGAGTTCCTCTTCCTCTTCTGGTCTATCAAACATTACTGTTAAAAGTTCTGTCCGATCTACAGTACCATCCTCATTTAACATCTCAGGATGAGATATAGCTTTTGCATATGCAGCATTATCAATATAAGAATCTACATAGTCTTTAACTATCCAGCTTACAAGTGCTCCTATAAAAAAAGCTCCTATTGTCAATAGTACAACTATTGTCGTTAAATCAATCATGGCGTACCCCAATCTGTAGTTATTTAGAGAGGAGAAGATATTTCCTAATCAGTATAACATATCAATATGATGATGTCAATCCTTTCTTTTTATTTCCATGTCATCTAAACCTTTAACTTCAGATGGCGTGGTAGTAATAATAGTAGTAGGTTTTTCTTCCTTCTCCCATGTTTCTACTATATTTTTTGCTTGTATATCAACATCTCTCATTGTATTTTCTATCTTAATATCTATCCACTTCTGTTTTAACCATTTTATTACAGCTAATAAGAAAGGTTGAATCGCTGGGTGTTGTTTCCACGCCCACATAGTAGCATGTTGATACCATGCAATGTTACCTTTACCAGTTAGAAATGTCTTTTCAAATTTAATTTTCAAATTTAATCACGTTGCCTCCAATCGTCTGATCGTTTGTCATTATGAAACCAATCCGCTATATCATCTGCTCCGCTGAAACCCTTTTTATGTTTCCTTGAATCCGAGTTTCCTATATCCAAGTATTTAAGAAAAGTTGAATCATCATCCGTTGCTAATCTTCTTGCTGAAGAAATCATACCTCTTGCGGATGTATTTCTTTTGGACAACTTCTCTGCCCATATCATATCATCTAAACTTACTTCTTGATTTGCTGCAATTGCTCTACAGATTCCTTCTAAACGAAGGCGATATGCGGTTGATAACATAGATTAATGTATAGTATTAGTACTAATTATACTTCAACCAATCTCTTATCACGAAGGAAAGTTATGGTATCCATACATCCACCAAGCGTAATTCTTTTTCCATCTGGATGCTTATCTACTTGTACTTGTGGGAACATTGATCCTTCGCCAAATACTTCATAGAACTGATCTTTTGTAAACTCTCTATCTAACTTATATACAACGTATCTTTGATTTGCTATTTCTAATAATTCTATAATCTTGTCGCAATAAGGGCAACCATCCTTTGAAAAAACTGTAAAATCCATTTACGTCTTATAAAGAATTATTTATCATATGTTAAAGATGTAACGATGATAGCAAGAGTTCCTCCCGCTACCACAGTTACAAATAATGAAGGAGTAAAATGATGTAGTACAGTAGTCATTCGATTTTTGTTACATTCTGTAATATTTATATCATTCCCCTAGTGTATGAATAACTGGCTTTTCTTTCATTAGTATTTTATATAACATATGATTCTCTGCACATGATACAGGTGTAAACTCCTCTGATGAATTAAATCCTTTATATCTTTTTGCTTGATTAATTACAATCGAACCATTCTCTCCTGATACGGATCTATGATAAGTTTTCTTAGGTATGATTAAAGCACCACTCGCACGATTAAGATGCACGATATGATAAGGATACTTCCATGTAAAGTTTACAAGTTCAAAAGTTCTCTCCCCTTGTACGACTCTATTATAATCATCTTGAAACTCATGCTTATAAAATTGTTTTGCACCAACAGCATCATCTGGTGGAGATATAGCAGTACCGGTATGCACTACTAAATCAGATGCATTTGATTCTTCTACAGATATATCATAGAAGATAACATCCTCAGTCTCTCTAAAGACCCTATGTTTTTTAAATTCAACTTCGCTCATGCTGAAATGTTAGCATAAAAAAAGACCCCTGTAAAGGAGTCTTTGTATTATATTCTAATTTGATAACTTAGAAAGTGAACTTAACACCTGCTTTAGCAGAGAAGTCAATGTCATCGTTAGCAGTTGTTACACCAGAGATTTCTCCGTAGAACTTATCGTAAGATCCACCAAGGTATCCAATGAACTCAACATCACCGAACTCGTCAGATGATTCTGTGTGAGTTACTGTTGGGCCACCTGATACGTACCAACCAATTCCTCCGGGTGTTTCTCCTTCGTAACCAACAACTGCTTCTAGACCACCAGATGTATATGTTCCATCAGGATAAGAACCAGTCGCTTCTAAGTTAACGTAAGGGCCTGCAAATGCAGCACCAGAGGCGAGTAGAGGGGCAGCAGCAAGAGCTGCAATTGAAGTTTTAAACATTTTTTTTAGTATTTACTTGCTGAGTTTATACCAGCAGATGATAGAGAACTCGACGTGTTCTCGTTAGGTTGAACTGTAGAGACCTAGCGGGAGTAATTGAGCCATTCGGAATTTCTGTTCGCAAAGCGTCCTTCGCTTTGATTATTTAGTCAACTGGCACATGTGACAGTTGTGCATATATCTTAACATTACAATATTTTCCTGTCAACACCATCACTGGGGTGCCTTTTCTTGTGCAGCACTATTCTCTGTTACCCTACCAAGATATGGATTGTAGTCCATTAGTGTTCCAAGAACGTGTTGAGATCCTTGTGTCTCCCAAAAATTCCAAAGTGCTTCATGATTTTGTTTATGAAATACACCAATGTGTTCTGGGTGAATACTAGAACCTAATTGAATTTTATACATGAATAATGGAATCGCAAACGTATTACCACAGTTATAGATTAGATCATCTGCTACTGGACGTGGCTTCACACCCATATCCAATTTGTATTTGTCTCCACGACAATGATATCTAACTAACTTCTCTGCATGATGTCTTGTAATCATATAACACGCAGTGGAAAAATCATTCACAAATCTCTTATGTAAATGCACATGTAAGTCTCCTGTGCATATGATGGCAAGTTGAACAACATCCCAATCAAAAGGAAGATGTGCAACAAAATCTTTCCAACTAAAATTCCAAAACTTAACTAGGTCTAAATCACAATCATCTTCCATCATGATTGCATATGGAGCATCAGTTTTTAAAAACTCCTTCATTGCTTTGAGATGAGATGTAGTACATCCAACCTCTCCTGTCAACATATTATCAGGATATCTTCCAGTAATAATATCACTTAGATCATCTTCCCTACCATCATATCCAGATATACGAGTGTAATCTTTTATATTCCAATAATCA